AAGGCAGAAATGGATGCAGTTCTAGAAGCAGTAGCTTCAGAAGATCGCACCGACCTAACAGCAGATGAAACAACAAAGGTCGATACCCTTGTTGAAGAATCACGCACACTCGATTCAAAGATTGAAAAAATGAAGGCACAGGCAGATGCAGATGCGAAAGCAAATGAAATCCGCTCAGCAGTAGCCGACGTCGCGATGCCAAAAGTAGGCGGAACAACAGTCACACGCGAAGAGCGTACATACTCAGCAAACTCAACATCATCATTCGTGAAGGATGCATTCAATGCACAGTTCTCAAATGACTATGCAGCAAACGAGCGCCTTGCACGCCATATGCGTGAAGAGTCAATCGAGCGCCGCGATGTTGGAACACCACAGTTCGACGGTCTTGTAATTCCACAATACCTAGTCGAATTAGCAGCTCCACTAGCACGCGCAGGTCGCCCATTCGCAGACTTCGCAACAAACAAGATGGCACTTCCACCAAGTGGAATGACGCTGAACATTTCTCGCATGACGACTGGAAGTTCAACGGCCGTACAGGTTACACAGAACGATGCAGTCTCAGAGACAGACATCGACGACACACTACTTACAGTAAATGTTCGTACGATTGCCGGACAGCAAGATGTATCACGTCAGGCACTAGAGCGCGGAACAGGCATCGATACATTCGTAATCGCTGACTTGATCAAGTCATGGCACACAACACTTGATTCACAGATCCTCAACGGTGCAGGCACAGCAGGCACAATCAAGGGCCTTCGTGCATCAGGCGGAAACGCAATCACATTCACATCAACAGCACCAACAGTCGGATTGCTTTATCCAAAGCTCGCTGACGCGATTGCACAGATTCAGACAAACGCATTCGTTTCACCAACACACTGGGTAGTTCACCCACGTCGTCTAGCCTTCTTGCTTGCAGCAGTTGACAGCACAAACCGTCCACTCGTTGTACCAGCAGCAAACGGCGCGATGAACGCAGTAGGCGTAGGCGGAGCACCAACATACGGAAACTCCGGATACCAGATGCTCGGACTTCCAATCATCACCGATGCAAACATCGGAACAACATACGGAACAACAACAAACCAGGATGAAATCTATTGCGTATCAGCAAACGAATCTCATCTTTGGGAGCAACCAGGTTCACCTTTCGCACTTCGCTTCGATGCAACAGGCGCAGGAAACCTAACAATCAAGTCTGTCGTTTACGGCTACGCCGCATACACAGCAGAGCGCTACCCACTTGCAGCCTCAATCATTTCAGGCACAGGTCTAAGCGCACCAACCTTCTAATCTGAAGGCAAGCACTAAATTGTGCAGGGCGAGTGGCCCACCCCCCGAGTCACTCGCTCTGCACTTCTAAAACGGGGGAACAAATGAAAACAGGACACAAAGTAACAATTGGATCATGCGATCCAGGATCCGTAAACGGATCATTTGCATATCGCCTCATCCAATTAGCACAAGCAAGAAGCAGCAGACTCGGTCCATTTGTAAGAATTAAGGGATCAGGACTTCTATCAAAACAGCGCAACCGAGTTGTCAAACAATTTCTGGATAACACAGATTCTGACTGGCTTCTTATGATCGATTCAGATGAACAGTTAACAGTTCCGGCATTTGACGCATTGATTGACACAGCTCATGACAAAGAACGCCCCATCGTTGCAGGGTTAGTATTTGCAGGATTTGGAGTGGCAGGAAAACCTTATCCAAAACCAGTACCTGCAATCTTTCAGGATTCCGACAAAGGATTCCTGCCACTCTACAAATACGATAAGAATTCAATCTTTGAAATTGACGCAGCTGGAACCGGATGCCTGATGGTTCACCGAAGCGTTCTAGAGAAGATGCGCGAAGTAGCAGATCCAAACCAGGGCAAAGATTGGTGCTGGTTTTGGGATGGCCCAGTAGCCGGCGAATGGATCGGAGAAGATCTACTATTCTGCCGAAGGGCAAAGGCGCTCGGATTCAAGATCCACGTCAACACAGCAGCTGTGCTACCCCATCAAAAAAGCTTCTGGATGGATGAGATTCACAATGATATTTGGAAAGATTAAGAAGATCCGGCAGAAGCCGGCAAAGGAAACAGCAACCGCCGATCCCAAACTAGAACGCGCAATGCTGCCGAAACCGGAAAGAAGGATAAAGCGTGGCCCTAACTAATGCCTACTGCACACTTGCCGAATTAAAGGCATCGCTTGCGATCACAGATAGCGTAGACGACACACCCCTAGAAGCAGCGATCACAGCAACAAGCCGCATGATCGACGACTACACCGGGCGCTTCTTTTACCGAAATGGAACGACGCAATCACCAGTAGCTCGTTATTACACGCCGCTCGATCCGTGGACGATGAACATGGATGACAATTATTCAATTACAGAAGTCGCAACCGACGACAACTTCAACCAGACATGGGATACCGTCTGGTCAACCAGCGACTATATGCTCGAGCCAGTAAATAACCCACAGCGCGGATGGCCAGTAAACCGGATGCTTGCAATAGGAAGATATGTCTTCCCTTATTATTTGCCACAATCGGTACGCATCACAGGAATCTGGGGATGGGCAGCGACGCCAGCCGAAGTCAACATGGCAACCTTGATCCAGGCAGCTCGGCTATTTACCAGACGCCAGTCGCCATTTGGGATCGCAGGAAGCCCGGACTTAGGCACCGTCCGATTGAGCGCCAAGCTCGACGCAGATGTTGAAACCCTTCTGCGGCCATTTAAGAAGAACAATGGATTGGCCAAGTAAATGAACCCAAGCCAAGTCCGCGATGGCCTTAAAACCAGATTACAGACCATAACAGGCCTACGCGTATACGACCTGATCCCAGAGCCAGTAACACCGCCATGCGCGGTCGTAGGACAACTAGATCTCACATTCGATATCGATAACGCCAGAGGACTCGATCAGGCAAATGTCGATGTATATGTGATCGTTCAACGCTTCTCCGAAAGAGCAGGCCAGGACAAGCTCGATGCATACCTAGCAGGTTCCGGCTCCAGCTCAATCAAAACAGCGATCGAAGGAGATAGAACGCTTGGCGGAACAGTAAATACCTTACGAGTCACAGCAGCCGAATCAGGCCAATATGAATCACAAGGAAACCTGTTTCTTTCTTACCGATACCGCTTAACAATTTGGGGATAAGGAGAACCAATGTCATACACGATCATCTCAAGCAAAACCGTCTGCGGAAAAACCAAAGGCGACACGCTAACAAATGAAGAATTGCAAGATGCAGGAGTCAGCGCAGAAACTCTGATCGCTGGAAACCACATCAAAGCAACAGCAACAAACACAGAAACAAAAGTAGTACAATCCATCAAACAAGAAACCAAAGAAGGAGCGACCGCATAATGCCACGCTTAGTCCTAACTAACGCATTCATATCCGTCGGTGGAGTGGATCTGAGCGATTTGGTCGCTTCAGTAACACTTAACTCGACATTCGACGTCGTCGAAACAACAGCATTCTCTTCCACAGCAGCTAAGACTCGCGTGGCAGGATTGGCAGACAACTCAATCTCACTAGAATTTCATCAAGACTACGCAACAAGCGAAGTTGAACAAACAATCTATCCGTTACTCGGAACAGCTGCGGCAGTTATTGTAAAGCCAAACGGTTCAACAACAAGCGCATTCAATCCGTCATATACATGCAGCGCGGTTATTTCAGAATGGACTCCGCTAAACGGAACCGTTGGTGAATTAGCAACAGCAAGCGTGACATGGCCAGTAACCGGAGCAATCACTAAGGCGGTCGTGTAATGGCAAGAATCGTTCTAACAAATGCATATGTTGTATTCGGCACAACTGATCTGAGCGACCATATCGCGTCAGTCACATTGAACTCAACATTCGACATCGTCGAGACAACCGCGTTCGGAAACACAGCAAAGACACGTGTGGCTGGATTGGCAGACAACTCTGTAAGTTTCGAGTTCCACCAGGACTACGCAACAAGCAGCGTCGAACAAACAATCTACCCATTACTCGGAACAGCCGTAACAGTTTCAGTAAAGCCAGTCAATACAACAACAAGCACAGTGAATCCGAATTACGCATTCTCGGCGCTAATTTCAGAATGGACTCCGCTAAATGGAACCGTTGGTGAATTAGCCACTGCATCGGTTACATGGCCGATCAGCGGAGCAATTACAAAAACAACATCAGCATAAACAACTAAGGGGGAAAACAAATGGATGGATTATTCATCAAAGTAAAAACAAACGATGGCACCGATGCAACATTCCCGTTGCGTCCGCGTATCATCGTGGAATTTGAACAAAAGTACGGAAAAGGACTCGCAAAACTTATCGGCGAAGAGCAGAAACTAGAGCACATCTATTATTTAGGATGGCTCGCACTTCGAGCAAACGGCAAGGTTGTGAAACCCTTCGGACCTGATTTCTTGGATACATTAGAAGCGGTATCCCTGGACACAGACCCAAATTCCGAATCCACAGAGACAGCCTGACATATTCAATAGCAGCAGTTTCTGTGGAGACAGGGATCGACCCGATCAGTTTATTAGATGCACCAGAAGGCATATTAGAAGCGATCGTGATCTACCTGAAAGAGCGAGCAAAGGCGGTCAATAAAAATGGCGGATGAAACAGTAGTGATATCCGGCATCAAAGAAACCATCGAGTCGCTTAAAAAATTCGACAAGGACGCAGCTCGTCGGCTGAACAAAGTGATCAACGACGAGCTCGCCCTTGCCGAAAGCGCAGCCAGGGCCAAAGTTACAGACGCCCCACCAATGAGTGGCTGGCGCACCGTTGCAGCTGCAAAGGGCCGCACACGCGGTGGGCAAGGATGGCCAGCCTGGGAACCAACAGCGATCCGCCAGGGCATCAAGAAAACCAGAGTTGAAGGCAAAGTCCGATCCGATTACACGACCAGCGCCGGAGCGCTTGTTCAAAGAACAGCAGCCGGTGCCATTTGGGAAGTAGCAGGACGACGCAGCGGCGGATCAGGAACAGGCCGCAACATGATCGGCGTGCTTAACGAAAGATTCAAAGGCGCATCACGTGGCAT